TTGTGCAATTCTGAATATAAGGTCCTTTCCATGCACCACCACCAACGTTTTCTGCAATTTCAGTAGTTGGGAATCCCACCGCACATGCAGGAGCAAGATGATCCTTAAAGGTCATATTAGATAATTTACTTGCTTTTCTTACATGGAAAATATCTTTAGTAGGTGTAGCTGGACTTACATTTACTGTTCTTTGATCATCTCCTACAATAGAAACATATGCAGGAACTTCGATAGGATTATCTTCTTGATAGTTTCCAGAAAGAACTTTAATAGTATATCCTGACGAAGCAGCACCAACCGCTGCTTTAATAGTTAAAAATGCATTATCAATTGAGGTTCCATTACCATTATCATCACCATCTTTGGCAACATAATAAACATTAGGTGCAGAGTTAATACCAGTAGCAGTGGCAGAGATAGATACATTCTCACCAATAGTAATTTGTGAATTGGTAATAGTAACATCTTCATCACCAATATCAATTTTATTATTATCACCATCAATAGTAATAGAAGATTCACCTACAGTTAGAATGCCAGTAATTCTGGCATCACCATGAACCAACATACTGGTTCCAGCAGCTCCTGGATTACCAATAACTAAAGGATGTCTTCGGTTTGTAGTTCCTATTCCAAGACCACCACCAGTAATATTAATACCATCTTGGAAAGTACTAATACCAGTAGAGTCTACATGAGTTACATCATTGAAATGAATAGTTCCTAAACCAGTAACACTACCAGTAAAGAATCCATCCCCATCAACATATAAAGCATAACTTTGATTAGCAGCTGTAGTTCCAATACCTACCTTTTTAGTAGTACTAACACCAACTTCAGTCGTTGATCCAATATTGATATTAGATGTCCATGTACCTCCAGCACCTACAAAACTAGAACTATCAACACCAACCCATTTTGTAATATCCGAATTCCAAATTAATAATTTATTATCATTAGAAGCATCAGTTTCGTCAAAATCAACATCCTCAAGGTGATCAATACGGACCGCACCACCGCCACCAAAGGATGCTAATTGATCCTGAACTCTATTAGTAAAAAGCCTATATTGTTGTGCTAATTGATCAAAGCTTGTTGCTTTTCGATCTAAAGGAGTAAGAGGATCAGAATTATCAGTATCAGGAGGTTCAGCTAAAAGACCTTCAGTTAAATCATGCTGTGTTTCTTGAAGATCTTCTACAATTCTGTAAAGTTCTTTTATATTAACAGAATTATCATCATTTAATTTAACTAATTCTTTCTTTAGACGGATAATATCTTCATCATAATATCTTACCTTAGGTAAGTTACTAATATCCTCTTTAAGAGTATCAAAGTATTCTCTCAAAGATTCATTAATAACATTCTGAGCTTCTACATTCTTGCTATTAAATTCATCAATCTGTTCATTAACATTCTTCTTCAGAACCTCAAATTTTCCTAATACAAATTTCTTTAGTCTTCTATCATCATCTTTAAATTGATCATGATGTTCCCATATTCTTAAAACAGTCTCTTTTAATTCCTCATATATCTTATCTTTTGTTTCACCTAAACTTTCTTTGAGTTCCTTGAGTTCAACTCTTTTTTCAAAGTCTTTAGTATCAAGATCTTCTGCTAGATTCTGGATATCCAGATCTAACTTATCTTTAACACTATCTAAATTTCCTTGAAGTGTTAGATAGTTTTCATGAACAACATCAAAAGTATTACCAATCCATTTAAAGTCTGGAATGGTAGTATTCTTAATATCCCAAATTTCTTTTCTAACTTCTTCTTTTAAAGTATTAAGATCATCCTCATAATGTCTTATTTCAGGAAGATTGATAATCTCCTGCTTAAGAAGTTCAGCTTTATCTTCTAAAGAAATTATTTGCTCATCATAATGCCTTATCTCAGGTAAATTGGAAACATATTCCCTGACAACATCAATTTGTTCGCATATTGCTTCTACTTCTGCGTCGTAATCTTTTACTTCCGGAACTTCTGGTATACTCTCTCTAATCTTTTCAACTTGCTCTGAGAGTTGTTTGAGTTCCTCATCATAATACTTAATTTCAGGAATATCTGGAATATCCCTTCTTAAATCATTAATTAACCGTAATACTTCTGTAAGATCTTCTGATTCTTCTTCTTCCTCATTCGGATCATGACTACCTTCAGAACCAAATCCTCCTTCCTCTCCAGGATCATTAGCTCTCATAGTAATAGGTTCTTCTACTATGAAATCCTCAACAGAAGGTAAATTTTCTTCTTTTATAATATCATCGACTGATGGTAATTTACTGTTATCTTCAGCAAAATCATCAATTGACGGTAGATTTTCCGACATTTTATGAGTAACTTAGGTACTTCGGGATTTCTCTCCCAAACTTATTTAGACGAACTACTAAGGTCACTCTCCTTTATCATTTTAGCCAGTTCTGCAGTTGATCCTACAAAGAGTGCATTATTAACTGTATTAGGTCCTTTGGATTTTGTTTCTTCTTCTACATCCTTCAATTTTTTCTGCAAATCCATTAATTTATCAGTAGCATCAGAAACACTCTTAATCAATTGTCCCGCAACCTCATATGCTCTGGGCATTTCACTTTCCTGAGCAAGTTCAAGAATACCATTAATTGCTTCTTGTCCTTTTTCAATTATACTATAAAGATTACCTCTAGTATACTCATAATCTTTGGTTATATCATCTTGCGTCAATCTGCTAGGTTTTTGTATACCAACAGTAGATTCTTCTACCACCGTTTCCTCTACTACAACTTCTGTAGGAGAGATATTAAACGCTTTATCTAATTGTTTCGTCATGGTTATGAATAAGTACCATCAAATCCAAAGTCGTCACCAACCTCAATAAGATCATTATCATCAGAAGTTATAGTGCCAATGTCAGCACCGGCTACATGAGTTGCTGCTGCTGTTCCATCCTGGGCTCTGTTAACAGTTATTTCATTACCATTAATCTTATCAACATACATTGATTCATTATCAATGACAATATATTTCTCTGCTGTAAGAGATGATCCAGAGTTAACTTCAAATACACGATCAGTCAAACTTATATCATTAGTAAGATTAGTAGCAACTATTCCATCATAATTCTTAGTTGCCCTTGGAGTGACTGAATAAGTAACATCTCTACCACCAGTTCTAGAATTCTTACCACTGGATTCTGCAGCAATATATCCAATACTGACCTTCTTGATAATATCTGTAGTAGTGCCAGAAACAGGTCCAAATAGATATGTCTTTGCACTAAATCTTAAAGTGTATAATAAAACTCTTCTTGTACTAAAATCACCTTCATATTGATCATCCATTGTAATATTTTCCAATACTACAGGAATATCTCTTTTTTCTCCAATTGTTGATACTAGATCAACTGCCAAAGAATATGCTGGTTGAAAATATGGTACAATTTGTTCTACGATCTGTAATGCATCATCATTCAACTTTGTCATTATGCTCAATTCAAAATTCATATTATATGGAACTGGCATATAAGTTTTCTTTTCTGTTGACTTAGTAGAACTGTCTGGTGAAAGAAATGTTTGGGTAGTTGTTACCTTCCTAGTAGGATCATAAGACAATCCCTGAAATTCAAAAGACATTCTAGGTAATGTAATTTGAACTGACTTATTAAGATTGGGAGATTGCTCAAGACGTGCTAAAAACTTCTGAGTTGGACCATATGCCAATGGAACTCTAATAACACTCGTAGTGTCATCATCACTATCCTTATGTTTGATCTCCAATCCATTGAAAAGAGTACCAAATGCAATGATAGTTTTTCTTAAGATTTCGTGATAAAAATATTCAAACATTTCTTAGCACACCTATTAGCTCTATTTAGGGATCACCAAATGGGTTCTTCTGAGAGAAGTCTAATATATCATCTGCAGCCGTCTCAATATTATCATTATCTGCATAAGGAGTAACTAAATCATCAGTGTTTATAACTCTGACTTCTCTAGTTGCATTAGCTCCAACAATGTCTTCACCCTTCGTCCAGGTGCCATCAACAATCTTAAGTTCCAGAATTCCAGTAGATTTATCCCAACTATTAACAACACCTGTTGTACTGCTTGCTGATCCTGTAACAGTTTCACCTATAGCATAATCACCAAATGCAGCAGTATCAGGAGCACTTAGAGTAATAGTTGGAGTATCACCAACAGTGTATCCAATACCAGCATCCTTCCATCTAATCGCAGTAACGATACCAGCAGAACTTATAACTGCTCTTGCAGTAGCAGTGGTTCCAACTCCTGGACCAGCAACTGTAACAACTGGTTCTGTAATATATCCAGAACCTCCTGCAGTAACGGTTACAATACCAAGAGTACCATCAGCAATTACAGTTGTTGCAGCAGCACCTACACCAGTCTTATGAATGAATCCGATACCAGGAGCTACTGTATATCCATATCCAGGATTTCTTATTTCAACTCCCTGAACCTTGGTATCCAATACTCCATCACAATTAATTAGATTATCAATCAATGTTGCAATTCCAACCGCATCGACTCCTCCTGCAGGTGCAGAAGAAATAGCGACTCTAGGAGGGTATTGTGTGGTAGTAGAAGTAACATAATTATATCCTCTATCACTAAGTGTAACCTTCCGCAATCCACCTTCAGTAACAATTCCAGTAATAGCAGTCGCTTGAACGGCATCTGTTACCAGAGTAAGAGTTTGAATATATCCCTTATCAATTACAGTATCATCAACCTCATCAACACCAACATCAACAACCTCATCCTCATAACGGAAGAGTTCACATCTTAACTCATAGACATAATTCTTTTGAAGTTGGTAGAATGGTTTTTCATGCTCTACAAACTTAATTTCAAATAAACGATCTCCTAATGGGAAATAAACTAAATCCCCTTCTCTTGGTCTAGTTGTTAATTCTATATTAGGAATATTTTCAATAAGTGGAGATATATAATCTTCATATCTCTCTTTAGAAATAATAAGGACTAAATCATCAAGATCTTGAATTCCAAATTTAGACAGAAGAGTTCCTACACCTTCATATCCATCATAGGTATCGACGTATGCTTCTAATGGATATGCATTGGTGAATTTGGATTCAATTACTTCTTTAATAACAGTATTTTTAGTTACATACTGTCTTGGTAAATAATATATTTCTACGCCATACATGCGTAGTTGTTCATTAATTAAATCCTGAACAAGATTCTGTTCACTTGTTGCGCCTTGCTGAAAGTAGGGATTAAGAGCCATGGCACTAACCTACCATATCTAACGGTGGCAATTCATATGTACTGGACATTCTTTCCATAATCATATCAATATCACGTTGCCCATCATCATAAATTTGCCTACCGTTTAATTCTATTCCTCCGGGTAATTTAACCCCTCCAAATTTTAGAAGATTTTGACCCCACTGCCTCTTCATTAATGCTACTGCATACTGCTTTAAGAATTGAGAATTCCACACTCTACCATAATCACTAGGATCAAGAAGTCGATAACAATCTATAATCAAATAGTCATCAACATTAATACTATCCCAATCAATGTCCAAATATAACCTATCTTGTCTCTTATTAAATCTTATTTGTTTTTGTGTAGTTAGAAGAAAATTAATATCTTCCAA